ATAACTACAGCAATGTGGAACGGCACAGTCCCATCCCAACAAAGTATGTACCAGCAACAGATGAACGCCGTGGTCAATGAGGAATTGAACAAAGCTTTGCGCAATGTATTAATTGGGACGAGCCCTTGATCACCATAGACTTTGAGACTTACTACGCCGCAGACTACAGCCTCTCAAAAATAACGACAGAGGAATATGTTCGCGACCCACAATTCCAAGTTGTGGGCGTGGCGGTCAAGGTGAACGATGCACCCGCTGAATGGTTCACGGGTGACATGGATGAGACCGCTGAATGGCTGGCGGGCTTTGATTGGGACAACCACTTCGTGTTAGCCCATAACGCTATGTTTGATGCGGCCATCCTGACATGGGTGTTTGGTCAGAAGCCCAAGGCATGGTTGGATACGCTGTCTATGGCTCGGGCTCTGCTGGGTACTCAGGTGGGCGGCAGTTTGGCCAAGCTGGTCGAACACTTTGGGTTGGGTGCAAAGGGCTTTGAAGTCAATGACGCTAAGGGATTGAGAAGAGAGGACTTTGGGGCACAACAGTTGGCGCAGTACGGTGAGTATTGCAAGAACGATGTGGAGTTGACCTACAAGCTATTTAAAGAACTCGATGCAACATTCCCGACCAAAGAGAAGCGACTCATAGATATCACGATCAGGATGTTCAGCGACCCACTGCTGGAGCTTGATACGCAGAAATTGGAAGAGCATTTGTTAGCGGTCCGTGAGCGCAAGGACAAATTGTTTACTGATTCTGGGATAACGAAAGAAGTTTTGAACAGCTCGGCCAAGTTTGCTGAACTGCTGAAATCATATGGCGTGAGGCCACCAATGAAGCCCAGCCCCGCAAACCCAGACAAATTCATATATGCCTTTGCCAAGAGCGACAAGGACTTCTTGCATTTGTTGGGGCATCCGAACGAGGCAGTGCAAGCTATTGTGGCGGCGCGTATTGGTGCGAAGTCAACGCTGGAAGAGACAAGGACAGAGCGGTTCATCGAGATATCACGCAGGGGGCACATCTGCGGGGCGCTTCATCGTCTCCCTATTCCTTTGAAATATTACGCCGCGCACACAGGGCGGTGGGGCGGGTCTGACAAGGTCAATCTGCAAAACCTTCCAAGCCGTGGCTCTGAGGGCGGCAAGCTCAAGCGCTGTATCGTTGCCCCAGCGGGCCATGTAATTATCGACTGCGACTCGTCCCAGATTGAAGCGCGTGTGTTGGCGTGGCTGGCGGGCGAGACGTACATCTTGGAGTTGTTCCGTAGAAAAGCCGACGTGTATAAGCACATGGCGTCCGCGATCTATGGGACTTTTGAGCATGAAGTTACTGCGGATCAGCGTTTTATTGGGAAAACAACCGTACTTGGCGCGGGGTACGGAATGGGCGCGGAGAAGTTTCAAGCTCAGTTGTCCAACATGGGCAAAGAGTTAGATATAGACACTTGCCGTTTCATCATCAAGCAGTACCGTGGTGTAAACCGCCGTATTGCAGAGTGGTGGAACCATTTGAACTTGGTGCTGACATCTATCGTGGCCAACAAGCCAGTGCAGGTGGATTCAGTTGGACTCATGGAAACTTCCCCGTTCACGGGAATCCCCCTACCCAATGGCCTGTACCTCAACTACCCTGAGTTGCGTCGAAACACCAACGGCCAATTCACCTACGAAACACGCAATAAACCAAACAAGATATACGGCGGTAAGGTTGCCGAGAACCTGTGCCAAGCTGTTGCCCGTTGCATTATTGGTGAGCAGATCATTCAAATCGAAAAACGCTATCGAGTTGTGCTGACCGTGCATGACGCTGTGGCTTGCGTAGTACCAGAGAACGAGGCTGACGAAGCTCGGGCTTACATCGAAGCGTGTATGCGTACACCACCCCCTTGGGCTCTGACCTTGCCGCTTGATTGCGAGTCTGGGATGGCCCGCAACTATGGAGATTGTTAATGGCAAAACCTATCACTTGGTCGTACAGCAGTTTGGCGTTGTACCAGCAGTGCCCCAAGAAGTATTACCACCTCAAGGTGGTGAAGGATATCAAAGAGCCGTTGAGCGAGGCTATTACTTTTGGTAATGAGATTCACAAGATCGCTGAAGAATACGTTGGTAAGGGTCGCCCCATTCCTGAGAAGTACAACCACATTGAGCCAGCCCTTAAGGTGCTGAAAGATATGCCCGGGGAGAAACTTTGTGAGAATAAGCTCGGCCTGACCGCTGATTTGAAGCCATGCGGATTCTTCGACAAGAACGTGTGGTGGCGCGGCGTTGCAGACATCATCATCTTGCAAGGCGACACCGCCCTGACTGTGGATTACAAGACGGGCAAGTCGAGCAAGTTTGCTGAACTCAAGCAACTGGAGATCGTGTCCCTTGCGATCTTCAAGCACTTCCCAGAAGTAAAGAAAGTCAAAGCGGGCTTGATGTTCCTGTTCGCTGATGACTTCGTAAAGACTGCTTATTTGGCTGAATCACAGAAAGAACTGTGGGGTAGCTGGATATCAGATGTTGGTCAACTTCAGGCTTCCGTAGAAAACGACATGTGGAACCCGAAGCCCAACTTTACCTGCCGTGGCTGGTGTCCAGTCACATCATGCGATCACAACCAAGGAGAGAAATAATGGCTAAAAAACTAAGCAGAGCAGAGAAGATTCGTCGTCACCTCAAAGCGCACCCCGATATGGCATTGAAAGATGTGGCGGCGCAGTTTGGTACTACATATCAAGTTGTCTACATGATCAAGAGGAAGATGCCGAGCAACCCAACACCCGCACCAGAAGCAGGGGACGGGTACGTGTATCGCTGGATTAATACAAATGCTCTTGACGAAGATGCACAAAACGCATTGGCGGCACAACTTACACAAGATGACCCCGTCAACCACCCATCCCACTACAAAGTGGGCGGTATCGAGACCATCGACTTCATCGAGGCCAAAGGTTTGGACTATCACTTGGGTAATGCGGTTAAGTACATCACCCGAGCAGACTACAAAGAGAACAAAAAACAAGACCTAGAGAAAGCCGTTTGGTACATCAAACGCGCCATTTCAAAACTGTAAGGAAGTCACCATGCTGGATGTAATGGCTTTGATTGCTGTGCTGTTTATTGGCCTTGGCCTTGGTGGTGTGGCCATAGCAGTGTTCTTATATGCACTTGACTGGATGCAGAACGGAGGCAAGAAATGATTGACGTCCCAACAACACCGGAAGAAGATGAAGCGTTCAACGAGTTGGAACGCATCAGCAAAGTCAAACAAGAGATTGTCAAGATGACGCAAGACAGAGAGAAACTGCTGAACATGGACAGGAACAAAGTCATCGAAGAAGTGGCACAGCACATCGAGAAGATGCAAGGGTTTGGTCAGGACACCATCAGTTCGTTTGCAATCTACATCAGGGGGCTGAAGAAATGACCCCGCAGAGCTTTGACATTGACACTGCCAAAGAGATTGTGGGGGATACACGCATGAGAACCATTGAAGCTAAGGCGCGACAAGATGCTGACAGTGGAATCATGGACAAGCCAGCAAGAGCAGAAGGTACTTACTGGGATGCTGTACGTTCAGACATGGAGTACATCGTGTACACAACAGCGCATCACAAAAGATTAGAAAGAATACAACGCATGAAGGAGCGGCAAGCATGAGCTGGAAAGATTCAACGCTCAAGTACATCAAGGAACTGATGAAGCCAAAGCCCATCAGTGAAATCATCGAGAAAGAAATGCGTGAGGCCGTCATTAAGAAGCTGGAAGCGGAGAGTGCTGTGGAGTATGCGGCGTCAATCGTCACCTACAACGTCGAGCGCATTGGCAGACTACAACGCAGACTTAAAGAACATCAGGAGGAAGAGTAGGTATGAGCACACCCCAAGAGTATTGGGACGCCTGCCTTATTAAGACATGGCGTAACGACGGCAATCTGTTGGACGCCTTCCAAATGTTCACCAGTGTTACTGGGAAGAAAACAAATGATGTTGATCCTCCTTTGTTACGCTTACCAAGTGCAGGCGTACCTTGGAAGCTTCCAGCAAGAGCTTACATGGCGGCGTATTTGGAGAAAATAAGTAATCGCCTGTGGGAACAGCCGCCCGAGAAAGATGTGTTGTTGCTGAAGAAGCTGCAAACATCCAAGTACACAACGACTACTCAAAACACCAACAACGACCTTGAACTGGCGGCTGAACGGCGATCACATAACTCAAACCGAAAGCGCAATGCAATGAGCGCCCTAAACAAAAGCAATCGCAATCAAGCTACAGATTGGGGGGTGACCAAAGGCCCATCAAGAGTAAAAATGAAAAGGAGGTAGCTATATGATATTTGACCGACTTCTTGTCGCCGCCGTGTGCTGTTGGCTGGGCGTGACAGGTTTGTTTCCAGCTACAGCAGAACCAGTAAAGCCCCTGACCCCAGCGCAGTTGCAGATAAAAGCCAAGCAGAAGTCAATCAGCAACGTGTGCAAGGGTAAGAGAAAGAGTCAGACCGTGAAAGATTTGTGCAGAAGATGGGAGAACCAAAATGCTTGAGAAGATCAGAACATTCTTTGGGAAGGTGCGTGGGCAACACGCAGAGAAGCGAACCATAGTGGTTGAAGGCGACCTGTGGAGATGCACAGAGTGCAAAATGCTTTTTCTAAACCGCGTAGTGGGAGAACAACACCAATGCCTAGACCAAAAAGTGAGTTAACCAAGAACGGCAAAACCATAGGCGTTCGTTTAACTCCGAGTGAGTATGAGGAATACGTAAAACTTGGCAAGAGCAAATGGGTGCGAAAGCTTTTACGAGAAAGCAGAAATAAGAAGGTACAAAATGACAGAACTAATTGATTACGCTCGCCCTTTGATGATGGCAGAGCGGGCGATGAAAACATCGCACGATTTGTTGCTACAAGAGGATTTCAATCCAGCGATAGATCAAATAAACTTGGCCATTGTGGAGCTTCGTATAGCTCGCGTTTCAATCATTCACATCATGGAGAAACAAAATGCCCTACGTGAACAAATCCAGACCCTACAAAAAAGAATATGAACAGCAAAAGCAAAGAGGTGAGTTGCCTGACCGGATGGAGCGCCAACGAGCCCGAAGAAAACTTGACGCCAAGGGCGTTGACCGCAACGGAAAAGATGTTGCACACGTCAAAGCTTTATCTAAAGGCGGGTCAAACAAAGACGGAGTCAGACTCGAACCCCCCAGCAAAAATCGGTCGTTCAAACGAAACCCCGATTCATCAATGAAATAAAAAATGCAAGAATACACATGGCCGCGCCCTATGGGGTTTGAGCCTTTTGATCATCAGAGAGCAACAGCATCCTTCCTCGTGGCCAACCACCGCGCCTTTTGCTTCAACGAGCAGGGCACAGGTAAGACAGCCTCAGTGATTTGGGCCGCTGACCAACTAATGAATGCGGGTATTGTCAAACGTGTTTTGATTGTGTGCCCGTTATCAATCATGCAGTCTGCATGGCAAGCTGACTTGTTCAAGTTTGCTGTGCACCGATCTGTAGATGTGGCGTATGGGGATGCCAAGAAGCGGGCGAAGATCATCAAGAGCAAAGCCCAGTTTGTAATCATCAACTACGACGGATTGACAACCATTGCAGACGAGTTGCTGAACAACGGTAGCTTTGATTTGATTGTCATCGACGAAGCCAACGCGTACAAGAACGTCCAGACCAAACGCTGGAAACTCATGAACAAATTGGTGAATTTGTCGTT